TGCCACAACGCCCGTTCCTGTATCGTGGTATTTGAACAGGCTGTGGTTGGCATCGCTCGCCTGAAGCTCATCTACCAAGAGTTCGGCATAAGCGGTGGTAACGCACTTAGTTACCTTCCTTCGGTCTTCCTTGACTTCCCGGCAACAAACTCCATCCAGAATTACAGTCCCATTCGGGTCTGGAATAAAATGGCTGACACGCAAAGTGCCTTCCATGAGGAGTAAGTTCTTGCCATTAGTAAGTATTTTCCAGAATCGCTTAAATAAGTTCATGTTTCCTCCTTTTAACCTCTGGGATAAAACTCCCAAACTTTTGACCTTGTTATTGAATCGAGACCCTTTTGATAAATAGTGTATTGTTCATTTGCCCATTCTTTATACAGCCTCAAAGATGCCGGGACTATCTGCTTACGCATATTATTCAAGTATGCCCTGGCAGCCAACGCCACAGTGCCATCTTCCAAGACTTCTTCCAGGTCAGGACTAAGCGTGGATGCGTCCTCGGTCAACTGGTGAACCTTATGGCAATATAGAATGACATCATCCCCATCAGTGGGCGTGGAGTCAATGTCTAAGGTCAAAATATCACCAAAGACCCTGACATTCCTGAAGTCCGGAGGGTTCTGCCCTGTTGGGTATTCAGCCTTCTCCACTTTCAATAAATCGGTTATGAAGGCTATATTGAGGTCATTGTTGCTTACCCCATCGTAGTGATAAATGGAGTAAGATTCCCCGCTTGCCATAATATCGGTGTCGAGTGTAAGGTCGGATGTGCTATTGTAGACAGTTACCTTAGCTGTGGTCCCATCTGTGCTGTTATAGACTGTCTTTCCTACATCCTGAGCTGTGAATTGAACGTTTACCGTGTCAATCAGGTGGTCTGCCGTTGTTGCCGTTGCCACACCTGTCTTATTACCGATAGTCAGGGTTTCCCTAACTTCACAAGGTCGCCTATCTGAGATTTTGCGAAGAACTTTGCTAATACATAAATCGAGTTCGTCATCAGGAAATGTGTAATCCTCTGCCTGAAACTCGTCCCGAAGCATCTGCCGGGCTGTATCCCTTATTGCGCTGAGTAGCTTTTTACTCATTGTTTATTCCTTTTCGATTGGCCCCTTGCACCACTCCGATAGTTTTTCCTCGCTCATTGAGTCTGCCATTTCCGCAGCAGCCTTACTATATGAGCGCGGAGTCTCACCCCTCTTTATGGCAAGGGCGATGCAAGCGAGCGTTTTTTGATTTTTACTTACGGGCATAATTACCTCCCTCCGTATCCCATTTGGGCTAAGGTTGCTGGGCTCATTCCTTCCAAGTTTGGTTTCTTATACACGCCGGGTTGAGTTAGAATAGCTTCATCTATTGCTCCCCATATTGCTTCAACGCTAACCTCAGACCCAAATTCAAGCCTAAGAGATGTAAAAGCATTAGCTACTGCTTCCTTAACCCGTAAGATTACCTGCGCCTCTGATATGCTATGCTGTACCCCTGGTACAATAATGCCGCCAATAGCTCTAGGCACATAGCCATAGCCCTCGGTAACTACAGTTGAGCTACCTAATCCTTCCGTTACTACATTTGCTCCTTCTGTCATAGTTCCTCCTATACTGGGACCCTCTCATAAGGGTCATCATCAGTCGGATTCCCTTCCTTGTCGAACAAGTTAAATGTCCTCAAGGGAGTCACGTTATCGTTCTCATAGAAAATTAGCTGATTGCCTGTTATCTTCCACCTGCCTGATTCCTTCTGCCTTAGATAATCTAAAGCATCCTGAGCTGCATCTATCTTGGCATCTGTTACTACAAGGGCATCGGTACACTCAGCCTGGATTTCAGCCTTAGCGCCAATCGACAAACTATCAATAATTGCCCTGCCGACAGGCAACACTTTATAAACGCTCGTAGCGTCAGGCGTGGTATCCCAATCAGGTGCAACAGAGGCTACACGCCCAGCAGTATAAGCTGTAATTGTTCGTGTCTGCCCTGCTCCTGTGCCCGTTGTAATATAGATTGCACAACCTACATATGAATCTGCGATAGCAAGGGCAGAAGCAGCAAGCGTTATGGAATTGGCTGTAGCAGCAACAGCAAGCCCATGCGTTGCAAGTAAAATACCCGAAAACGGTAGCAGTTCCACAATATCTCCAGTTAGGGGAACTACATCCCAGGCACGGTCTACATAAGCCTTTCTGTCAGCCCCGATATATTCAACAATAAGCCGTGTTTGCCCAGCCCCCGTTCCTTGAACAACAGATACTATATTCTGCTCATACATTCCATCTTGAGAACTCCAAGGACCCGGGAAAACAATATAATCTGTTCCAGCATCTCCAGCCAAAGTACCTGTTCGCAATGTCAAATTGAATAGCCTTTGCCCAGTACTAAAGAGAGTATTGTGTGCTCCAGCAGATACTACTTCATCCCAAACCGCATCTGCATTTTCAGCAGCAGTTGGCAGGGCATCGCTAACATACATCATTCCTGAGTATTGGTCACAGCCAGCAGAAGTAACTAAGTAAGCAAAGAAGCCAACTGTGTCTAAATCACCGATAGCAAAGTCAATCGTGTATAGCCCCTGTCCTAGCTCAGTCCATAAACCAGTCAGGGTAAAAGCTGTAAGAGCACCGCCGTTCTTAGAGATAACGACAGTTACATCTTCCTCAGCAACGCCAGTCTTAGGTGCTATGTGGTCTGTATTGTCAATCAGCATTACCGGCAACGTTCTGGCAACGGATTGCTTTAGCGTAATCATTAGTCAAAACTCCTGTTAAACTTGCTGCCACCACCGCCTCCAATCACTTCAAATAACTCTATCTCCCATATAGAGACTGTATTCGGAAATGCCTCCCAGGTGGAAGTTACCCATATCCTGTAGTAGCGATAGCCAACTTGGTTCTCGAACTCCCACTCCTGCCATTCACCAGTATTCTCTGCTTCGTCTGCCACCAAGTCATCCCAGTCAACATCATTATTAGACCCCTGCAACTTAAAGTCTTTTAGCTGTTGCTCCGAATCCACATCATGCTTAAAGGGCTTCATCCTGAGCTTCCTGGCTGTCTTAGTCATTTCCTCGCCTAAGTCGTACTTTATCCAATGGGGAAGAGCAGTCTGGGTAGACGACCATCTAGTATCTTCGTCATCGTCAAAGGCTGAGTGCGCACCATAATAGGTAGGCAGCAAGCTCCCATACATACTATCTGCCGTCATAGCCCCAGGACAAAAGTCAGGTCCATAAGCCATGTTTTCTCCTTATAGGGGGAGGGCTGTTTACCCTCCCCCTAAATTCCTTACAGTGTGTTGAACGCATTGTCGGTGAGCATAATCCAACCTGTTCCTATAGCATCCAGCACACCAGCGCAGTTACACCTGACATACTTCTCATTGGATGTGAACCTGACTACATAAACGCCAGGTATGTCTGATGGAACGGAAACTGTAGTACCAGCACCATAGGTCTTGGTGGATGCACCGGTTCCTGCTGAGTTGATAGTTTTCCCCGCAGCCTCATTAAAGACATCACCAGCATCAACTGGCTGGATTCTAATTAAACCTATTCCACCAATAACTGCTAATGCAGGGTCAAAGTAGGTCAGGTAGCCAGTATCAGCAGTTGTCTCCTGAGTTACTAGCTGACCTATATCAGCCTGCACGAAGCCTGTGGTGGCTGTGACATAAAGCTCCAACTGGTTAGCGCCATAGAGTGTTGGAAACGTAGCTATAGTGTGCCAATTTGCTACCAAGTCATTGGAAGCCTCGATGGTCACAACAGCCTTGTCAGTGTTGATGAAGGCAGCAGACTCTCCAGCACCAAAGCCCAAGAGAATCATCGCAGCAGCTAACCCCTTATATCCTGTCTTACTGATGTCAATAACCTTGTTGCCATCAGCATTGGGAGTAAGGGCAATCGCTGCAGCATCGGCCTCATCTATAGAAACCAGTACCGCCGGGGTAGCGTTGTTCAAACCTTTTAGAATATTCTCTGCATCAAACGCCATCTTATTTTCCTCCTTTTTTACGTATTTTATTAGGACTCGGTTATGTCATCTGGAAATACATTGCACAGTCTTGCAATGGAACGAGGATTGACATGAGCAAGTCCCAGAGGCCAGTCTATCTCAGTTCGGTATACTGGCATAGCTTCTAACAAACCCTTGTCCGTAACTTCCATCGGGTACTCCTGAATACCCCATACGTGCTCACCTATCCCAAACTTCACTGCGTAGATTGATGTGCTTACATCACTGGTGTAGACACCTTGCGGGTCTTCAGTATTGGTTATAATCTCGGTAATCTGGTCGGCCTTCGTACCAATATCAACCATCCTGACACCAGCAAACATATCTATGAACCTACCGAACATATCCTGCGACTGGTTGAGTAGCCTTTCCTGTCTTAGAAGCGAGCTAACTGCAAGCAGGCATTTCTTGTTCATAATCAGTAAGTCGGGTTTGTGGCCGTCAATAGAGTAGACAAGCTGGAACAGCTTATCCAGGAAATTATTCCTGTTAGCTGTGTCATGCAGGATACCAGCGTCCCTGGCAGCACCAGTAGTGCCGGCAAGGTCAATAAACTGGCTTGTGTATCCCTCTGCTACAATGTCGTCTACCCTTGCGGATATTCCCTTGAACTCCTCCGGGTCAACTACCGGATTCCCATTGATGAACTTGTCATTGAACTTATAGGCTATTGCCTTGACCATCATCAGTTGCATAATTGCTCTAGCATCAGCAACGGTATTCTTGGCTCGCGCCAGTGCCTTGTCAGTGTCAATCATTCCGCCCATAAGGGAGATGTTCTCCACCTTCTGTTCAAAATGACCGGTTGACTCGGCATAGCCAGCGTTAATCTTACGAAAACCCACGCTGGGTAAGTCCTGATACTTCACAACAGCAGTAACTGATTTCCTTAGAACATCAGTTTCTATCTTGCTTAATTCTGCGATTGTCCACATTTTTGTGTTCCTCCTACTTTATTTACTTTTCATAAGCCTCCCGTGCTAATTCGATTGGAGACTTACCACTGAGGTCTTTGCCTCCCCCAGTCGTCACACCGGAATCAACCTCAATCTGCTGGTTAGTTTTCCCAGAGCCAATTTCGTCAGCTAATTCTTCCAGCTTTTCCTTGCCTTCAATGCCGAATTTCTCGCTGAGTTTCTTGAGCCTCACCGGGTCAATGCTCTTATCAGAGGCAACTTGCCAGATGTTGATTTCCTTCTGGGTTTCTTCGGCTGCCTTAATCTTCGCAGCGTGTTCTGCTTTGTCGCGCTCAAGCTGTTCCCTTTCCTTCTTTACGGATTGCCTCTCTTGGTATTCCGCTAGTTTGTCGGGGTCATCCTTGAGTGCTTCTATTTTCGCTGCCTCTTCTGCCTCTTCCTTTGCCCTGATTGCCTCTTCGCGGGCTTTGATGTCATTCGCCTTTTGTTCAAGAGATTTGGCATCTCTGCCAGCTTGGGACAGAGCATCATTGACCATCTTTTGAGCCTGTTCCTGAGTATAAGTTAGGGGTTCTTCTTTTGAAGTAGTCCCAGGTTTTCCACCAGAAGGTGTCTCCTTTGCAGGAGAGACGTCCTGCGTGGTTTTTTTGGTTTCGTCCATTATTACCTCCTATAATAAAAATGCCCGAATTAACGGGCTTCGTGTCGCTACTTTTAATGGCAAGTAGCCAGCCGTTCGACCCTTTATTTAATTTTTAATTTTCGCCTTCGTGCCCTATTCATTGGCACTATCTTTATGGTATTTCTCTCTTTATCAATAATGCGAACTAATTTTGTCGGTGATGGTGTA